CTGTTCGGAAAATTTAGGTAGAATATGAGACCATTAAATAGACCAATGTTTAGATACGGTGGCCCTATTAAAGAGGGTATCATGGATGGTATGAAAGAAAAACAAGCTATTAATACTGTTGGTAGTCCTTTAGCGCCAACTGATTCATCAGGAAGACAAGGGTATGCAATACCGATAATAGGTGCTGGACTTATGGCAGCTGCAAGATTTTTACCTGCAGCTTACAGAGGATTTAAAGCAGCAAGAGCATACACACCTTTGTCACAAAATTTAGGGGTTGCTGGAAGATTAAAAGACATATTTAAATTAAAAGGTGGTATATCAGCACCCATGGCTCCAACAGGAGCTGGTGCAGGTTTTAGAACTGGTTCTTTTTTAAGACAAAACCCATTAACAGCTTTACCTTTGGCAGGGATGGCTATTGAAGGTGGTGGTAGAGCTGCAACTGGTTTAGCTAAAATGACTCCAGATTTATTAAGACAATACGCTAACGCTGTTATACCTTTTGCAGATCCATTTACTAAAAAAGAAGAAGATATTAAAACAACCGATGACGGCACAGGTGTAAAACGTGGTGATCCAAATAAAAATAAAGTTGTTTCATCTCCTGATACAGGTGGTGCTGGTGGTAAATCAGATGCAGAAAAACAAATAATAAACGAAGATAGAATTAACGAAACAAAACAAAAATATTACAAACTAATGGGTATAGATAAAATGAATAAAGACGCTGTCTATGATTCATTAATAGATGCTAGTAAGATTGTATCTGAAGAGGGTGCAGATCTTAAAGGCTCTATTAAATCAGGTAATTTACAAAACAGACTTATACAAGCTATAGGTAAAAACTTAGATAAATCTGCTGATCTTAAAAAACAAATTGATGCTGCAGTTCTTAAAGGTGAAATTACAAAAGATATTAATAGAACTAAACCGTCAGCATTTGCAGAACAGGTAGCTTATCTTAGAAATAATCCAAACGATCCGTTAGCTAAAAAATTATCTGGTTTAACTTCTGTTGCTGATAATTTAGCTGCGTTAGCAGACAAACCATTAACAAGTGATATTGTAGCTAGATTAGTTCAATCTAAAGGAACTGAAATTGAAGACATAGTAAAAGATGACAAGTATCAAAAATGGGAAAAGAACAATGAAGGTAAAGACGAAATAGATTACTTACAAGAAATAACTAAAGGTAAATCATTAGATGCGGGTATTTATATTGTAAATAAAAAAGCAATTAGAATTGACGAAGATGGAGACGCGTTCTCTGTAGATTTAGATACTATAATAGGTTAGGAGGTAAATTATGGCCTCATTAAGAGAGTTAAATTTAGCTGAAGCAGAAAGCAATAATAAAGTAGGTACAATTGAATCTATACTAGCTGGTGTAGGTTCTGGTCTTCTTGCAATACCAAAAGGTTTCTTTTCATTAGGTGCAACATTATTAGATTTAGGTGTAGATCAAAATAGAGCAGCTAGAGTAGAAGCATTCTTTGATGATCTTACAACACTAGATGAAAAAGCAGAGGCAACCGTAGCTGGTCAGATAACAGAAGCATTAGTCAACATAGGTATACCCGCTACTGCAGGTTTTAGAATAGGGTCTAAGATTGCAGTTGATGCTATGAAAGCTGCAAATACAGGAAAATATTTTAGAGCTACAGGTGAAGTAAAAAAATTAGCTGACGATGTTTTAGAATTAAATTTAAAAGGTAAGACAAATAGATTTATTGGTGGTGCATTAGGGGGTGGTGTTGGTGAAGCAACGTTTGTTGGTGACGTAGAACAGATAGGTACGTTTGGAGATCTTATTGGTGGACCCACAGAAGTAAACAGAGAGTCTGATGACCCATTAACAGATTTATTAAACAGAGCTAAGTTTGGTACTGAAGGTGCATTATTTACAGGTTTAATTGGTGGCACAGGTAAAGTTATTAAGAAACTAACCAATAGAAACAAAAACATTACAGACTCAAACGATAAGATAGATAGATTTATAGATAAAATTGCATCGGGGTTCAGGGCTAGAAGTGGTAAAACTGAAGCAATGTTTGGTGTGGAAAGAGTTAATATTGGAGAAAGATCTTCTGATGCTGTAAGAGCAAAAAATATATCTAGAGAATTAGATATAGCAATTGATAAAATATTTCCGCCATTTAGAAATATAGCAAACAGAACTAACCAAAAAGAAAGGGACAAATTATTAAAAGAGATTAATGAGTTGTTATTATCAGGTAAGGCAGAGATAGACGACCAAGGTTATGCAACATTTGGTGCATTGGATCAAACAAAAAAAGAAGCACTACTTAAAAAGTTACAAGGACTAAATGTTGATGAAGATACTATTGGAACTGTGTTTGGTAGTTTAACAAGTATCAGAGATAAGTGGGCTGATTTATTCTCTCATCTTGGAAGAACATTAGGAACTAATGAGATACAAGAATTTAAAAGATTATTTGGTAAAAAATTTAAAAACTATATTGGTGCAACTTATGATGTATTTCAAAATAAAAGTATATTACCTTTTATGAGATACGAGCCTACACGAGAGGCAATCGAGAGAGCTAAGACAGTATTTAAAGAAAGTGCTAAAGAAGCGGGTAAAGATCTTACAGACCTAGAAGCAGAACAGATAGTAGCCAATGCATTAAAAGATCCTAGTCTTCCTAAAGGTTTTAAATTAGATAGACCATCTGATGTTATATTTAAAGTGCCAGATTTTTTTGTTAATAGAACTACATTAAGTGACACATTACAAAGAAGAACTGCACAACCTCTTGTATCTATTGGTGAAATAGCTGTAAAAGGCGACCCTGAATCCAAAGCTAGTAAAGATTTACAAAAAGTATTTGAAGATTTATTTGGTAAACAACAAAACCCTATGCAGACAATCATAGGAGCTACTGCAAAACTATCTATGCTTACAAGGCGTAATATGTTTTACAGAGACTTATTAAAAAAAAACGATGAAATTGCAGCATTATATAGATCAGGAACAAGTCCAACAAAACCTTTTCTAGCTAGAAGTGAAGATGAAGCTAGAGAATTATTTGGCACAGATTATGAGTTAGTAGAAGTTATTGATCCTGGTAAAAGATTAGAAGTTGATGCAGGTAAAGGTGTTAAAAAAGAAACAAGAACAGAATTACTTCAAAGAAGAGGAGAAGCAGCAGCTGCTACAAATCCTTTTTCAGAGTCACGGTTTTTTGCAAGACCTGGTGTTGCTAAAGCATTATATGATACAGGGATAAAGCAACAGGAACCGGGAATGATAGGTCAGCTGTATCAAAGTTTAGTTCTGTATCCAAAAGGTTTATCACAAGTAGCAAAAACAATTTTATCACCAGTCACACACATGAGAAACTTTGTTAGTGCTAGTTTTTTTGCAACAGCAAATGGTATCATACCTGATGGTGAAGCTATCAAACAAGCTTACTCTGCACTACAGACACCTTTAAAAGGCACAAGGCAACAAAATGCTTTATATGAAAGACTTTTAAAACTTGGTGTTGTAAATTCACAAGTGCAAATAGGAGACCTGACAAGATTGCTTGAGGATGTAAACTTTGGTGAAACTATGACAGCAGACAAAGGTTTTAGAATGTTATTAAAACCATTAAGAAAATTAAAATCAGTATCGCAAGATCTATACACAGCTGAAGATGACTTCTGGAAGATAGCATCATGGGCTATGGAACAGAAAAGAATAGAAAAAAGTTTAACAAATGTAGGACTAACAAAAGGACAGTCGTTTAAAAGAAATGGTGTTGACGTAGTATTTGACGATGACTTTTTAGAAAAAGAAGCTGCAGATATTGTAAAAAATAATATACCAAATTATGATTATGTATCTGATTTTGTAAAAGGTTTAAGAAAATTACCTATTGGTAACTTCGTATCGTTTCCTGCAGAGATAGCTAGAACAGGAACTAATATTGTAAGACGTGGTCTTAGAGAAATAAATGAAACAATAACTTTAGCTGATGGTACAGTAGTGAAACCTTTTCAAGCTATAGGATATACTAGATTATTTGGTATGGGTGCAACTACAATAGCTGTGCCAGCTGCAACAGCAGAAGCATTTGCTGCTATTTACGATGTAACAGATGAAGAAAGAGAAGCTCTTAGAAGATATGTAGCTGATTGGTCAAAAAACTCAACACTACTGCCAATAAAAGACGAGAATGGTAATTTTAAATACATAGATTTTAGTCATGCTAATGCATACGATACCTTGGTTAGACCTATTCAAACAGTAATTAACTCTGTAGCAGATGGTAGAACTGATGAAGATGGTATCATGGATGATTTTATTGCAGGTATGTTTGGATCTATGAAAGAGTTTGCACAACCATTTATATCTGAATCTATTTGGACAGAAGCAGTTGCAGATATTATAGCTAGAGGTGGTAGAACTAGAGATGGCTTCCAAGTATTTAATCCACAGGATACTGCAGGAGACAAAGCATATAAAATTATGGGCCACTTAGTAGAAGCACAAATGCCTTTTTCACTTAACCAATTAAGAAGATTAGATAGATCTATAGAACCTGTATCTGTTATTCAAACAGGTAAATTTGATAAATATGGAGAAACATATGAATTTGGTGATGAGTTTGCAGGTTTGTTTGGTTTTAGAACTGTAAAAGTAAATCCAGATAGAACTTTAAAATTTAAAGTTGCAAATTACCAAAGAGGTGTAAGGGAATCTAGACAATTGTTTACCAGAGAAGCTTTACGTGGTGGACCTATTGATCCAAGTCAAATTGTAGACTCATACTTAAATGCAAACAGAGCCTTGTTTGGTGTAAGAAAAAATTTTAAATTAGATTTAGATGCAGCAAAAACTTTAGGAATTACCCAATCGGGATTACGAACTTCTACAGATAGATTATCTAATGTAGAAGTTGGTTCTATAAATCAAAATATATTTAGACCAATAAATATATCAACAGAAATACAACAAGCTTTTGCAGAAAACGCTGCAAAGATTGGTCAACCTAATCCATTGATCGGTGCGTTTGATGCACTTGCAAACATACAACAACAGTTAGCCAATACTTCTTTATTAGAACCTGAGTTTCCATTTATAGAAAACCCATTGTTGCCTATTATGCAAGACACACCTGCAACACCAACATCATTAAATTTACCTGGTATTGACGCCAATATAGTTAATAATCCAGGTGCAGCAGGGTCTTTTTCTAACTTGACAACAGCGCAAAAACTGCAATTATTGTTTCCACAGGGATAATTATGGCTAAAAAATCAGCATTAGAAAAAATAGAAGCGCATGAAAAACTTTGCAGAATTATGCAAAAACAAACGTTCGAACAAATAAAAGAAATGAGAGAACGTATTAAAAGAATTGAATACATGATTGTAGCTGGAATGGGATCAATAATTCTAGCTTTACTCATGAACTATATGAAATAATGACAGCTGGCTTTGGTATTGCAATGTTTTTTTATGGCATGATTTGTATATGCATAGGTGCTGTGTCTGTATACTATGTAATAAATAAATTAAATAAAACTCCAGAACAAATTGAAGAAGAAGAAAATAAAAAATATTTAAAAGAACTACAAGGAAAATTATGAATCTTTCACGGAACTTTACTCTCTCAGAGCTTATTAAAAGCGACACTGCTATACGTAGGGGCATTAATAATAACCCTAACGCAGAACAAATAGAAAAACTAAAAGCGTTGTGTGAAAATATTTTACAACCAGTACGTGACCATTTTGGCAGGGTAAAGATAACTAGCGGTTTTCGTAGCAGTGAGTTATGTTTAGCTATTGGTAGTTCTGCAAATTCACAGCACGCCAAGGCCGAGGCCGCAGACTTCGAATGTGTCGGAGTGGACAACGCTGAACTTTTTGATTGGATAAAAAATAACCTCGAGCCAGACCAGCTTATCCTCGAGTTCTACACTCCCGGAGAACCTAACAGCGGATGGATACATTGTTCATGGATTGAAGGAACACCAAGAGCATCTTTCTTACATGCATATAGATCTGAAGGTAAAACTAAATACAAACCTATACTTGGTTCAGCAAGAGATATAGTTTAAAGAAACCAAATTAAACACAAAACAAGACTAATCCACAATCCAAATCTTATAACAACACCAGGTCTTAGATCCATTCTTTTAACTCCTCTCCCATTATTTGAGTAGCTATATCTACTTTTTTACGCAAAGCTTTTACAATGCGAGTATCAACAGTATTTTCACATATAATATCTATGTATGTCATAGGTTTTTCTTGGCCTATACGATCTATTCTAGCTTCTGATTGTTGTCTTTTTTCTAGATCGTAACCATTAGAATAATACACCATTGTACTAGCAGCTGTGAGTGTGATACCATAACCACCAGTCTGTGTTGTGCCTACAAAAAACCGGACTCCAGAATCAGGGTCCTGAAATTTTTTAATATTCTCTTGTCTTTTATCTTGTGGTGTAAGGCCATAGTAGTCTACAAAGGTGCCCTCACCATATTCTTTAGCTAATGCATTTATAATATTATGCACATCTCTTTGGAACTGAGCCCAAATAACAACTTTACCCTCAACTTCATACAATAAATCTAATAGTTCACCTATTCTATTGTTTGGCATTTCTTGTATGGTGCCATCATCAGCTGTAAAGTGACCACAAGTTATCTGTTGTAATCTCATAAGCTGAGTCAATACTGTGGCTGTAGACATCATTTTGCCATTCATTTGAGCATGAGCTAGTTTTTGCATTTGTAAGTATGCTTTAGCTTGTTCTTCTGTTAACATAACTTCTCTCTTCATAAATGTTTTCTTTGGTAGATCTAAACATTCATCTTTTAATACACGATAAGAAAACGCTTTTAATTTTTCTGACAGCTCATCTAAATTTCTATAACCAACCACAATCTGCACAGACCTACCACTAAAGTTTGCTGTTCTCATAACAGCATATCTAGTTCTAAATGCATAGTAAGAATTAAAGCCTAATAATTCATCTTCTAAAAACTCACATTGTTTATATAAATCTAACGGTGATTTAGTTACAGGTGATCCAGTAAGTATTCTTCTGTAAGTTGCAAGCTTACCAATACCCACAATATTTTTTGTACGTTTTGCACTTGGGTTTTTTATTGTAGTAGACTCATCAATAGCCATCATAGCTCTATGAGAGTTTAAAAATTTTTCTGCAAAAGCTACACCTTTTTTAGTAGACAAAGCTTCTACATTCATAACTAATATATGTAAATCTTCACCGGTTTCAAACAATGTATCTAATTTTTTTTGTTGTTTTGCATTAATTAATGACTGCCACAGAACATTTTTATATTCTATATGATCTACTAAATGTGTAGGTATCTCACCTTCGTGCCAATTTTTTACTACGCCTTTTGGTGCCACAATTAAGACACCATTGATTTTACCATTATCATAAAGCATAGATATATTATCTATTAATACCTTAGATTTACCGGTACCCATCTCCATAAAGTACGCAAAGAAAGGTCTTTCCCACGACATTTCTAACGCTTTTAATTGGTGCGCATATGGCTTAGTCTTAAATTTATAATTCATAATATTTATTCTTTCTGTATTGACATTTATATATAGGACGTTATATGATTTGTCAATGTCAGAAAGTAATAAATATGAAAGTTTAAAAAATGATTATGCAGCAACTGTATATGTCATTCAAGAAATACCAGGAACACGTTCAGGCAATCCAAAAATTAATATTATGGGTGCTGCGGAATATGGTAGATTTAAATTTTTATTACCAGAACTTTCACAAATGATTTTTTCTCCAGGTCCTTTAATATATAAATTAAGACACGGATTAAGACATTTTAATAATAAAGATTATTTACTACTTACAGGTGATCCTGCAATAATTGGTGTTGCATGTTCTATCGTATCTGATATTACTAATGGAAAATACAATTTACTCAAATGGGATAGACAAGAAAGAAAGTATTATCCTATTAAAATTAATTTATACGAGAAAGGAAAAATAGATGAGTGATATAAATTTTGAAGCAGATCAAAGAGAAGATCTAAATTCTGTTAATGATGCAAAGTCATTGTCAGATCAAGTCGTCAAACTAAAAAAATTAGAAGACGATCTTTTACAAAAAGAAAAAGAATTAAAAGAGCTAAAGAGACATATTGAACTAGTTTCTGGTGAGGTTATACCTACCATGATGCAAGAGATGAATATCTCCACATTAAAACTAGCAGATGGTTCTTCAGTTGAAGTTAAACCAGTTTACGGTGCTTCTATTACACTAGCTAATAAAGAAGCAGCTTATACATGGCTTCGAGAAAACGGCCTGGGTGATCTTATTAAAAATGAGATTACAGTTTCCTTTGGTCGTAACGAAGATAACAAGGCGAGCGAATATGCAAACCTTGCAAAGGGTCAAGGGTACGAACCTGTCCAGAAATTAAAGGTCGAACCTATGACACTTAAAGCATTGGTCAGAGAGCGTCTGGAATCTGGACAAGAGATGCCCTCTGATCTATTTAATGTGTTCGCAGGAAACAGGACCAAAGTAACAAGGAGTAAATAAACATGAACCAAGTAACAGAGAAAAAGTCTGCAGGTCTTCCTTCAAATATATTTGAGGACGATGCAGCAAAAGGTTTGGGTACAATAGGTCAAGAAGATCTAGCCCTGCCTTTCTTAAAAATCCTTGGACAACTTTCACCGGAAGTTAACAAACGTGATGGTAAGTATGTCGAAGGTGCAGAACCAGGTATGATATATAATTCAGTATCTGGAGATCTGTATGATGGAGTGAAAGGTATTGATGTAATTCCATGCTTCTATAAATTGGAGTACATCGAATGGAAAGATAGAGGAGAGGGACCAGGTGCACCAGTTGCCATTTATGATTCTTCTTCAGACATCATGTCCAAAACAAAACCGGATGCAAACTATAAAGATAGATTACCAAATGGTAATTATATTGAAAAGACTGCATCTCACTTTGTGATAGTATCGGGAGATAGTCCATCGACAGCACTGATTTCTATGAAATCTACTCAATTAAAAATTAGTAGAAAGTGGAACTCTATGATGTCTGGAATTAAGATGAAAGGTGCAAACGGAATGTTTACACCAGCATCTTTCAGCCACATTTACAAATTAAAAACAACCCAAATGCAAAATGATAAGGGCACTTGGTTTGGTTGGGAAGTAAATAAAGTTGGCCCAGTAACTGACAAAGGTCTTTACGATCAAGCTAGAAGTTTTAGTGAAAGCATTTCTAAAGGAAGTGTCAAAGCTAAACATGGCGAAGATAAACCAAAGGACCAAAGTAGCATTATCTAATTCTCTAAGAGAATAAGTGCACAGTGTGGGCCGGACGCGAGAGTGGATGGCCCACAGAAAACAGTTATGGAACGATACATAGAATTTTTTAATGGGTACAGAAATGCTTATGGTGTAGCTGACTTCAACCATCAGGACTCAAAAATAGATCCAGAAACAGGTAAGAAGAAACCTGTATACAGGTGGAACTTTGAAGAGTTAACCAATGAAATATATAATCAACATTTACAAGGCAAGCTATCAATAGGTATACAACCTTGCACAGAAGATTCAGAGGTTAAGTTTGGAGTAATAGATATAGACCCAAAAGATTATGCTGAATTTAACAAAAAAGATTACATAGACATCATACAACAATATGAATTACCTTTACTACCAGTAGAATCTAAAAGTGGTGGTTTACATTTATTTTTATTTATGGATACATTTACAGATTCTAAAACTGTAAAATCTTTTCTAACAAATTTATTGTCTTTGTTTGGACTCAAACAAGATACAGAAATATTTCCAAAACAAACACAGCTAACAAAAGATAGCGAGACAGGTCAGTTACGACCAGGTCAATTTATAAATTTACCATACTTCGGAGAGGAGCGTAAAGCTTTAAACGTAGATGGTACACCATTTACACTAGACCAGTTTATGAAAGTTATTAGCGCAAACCTGGTTACAAAAGAAAGATTGAAAGGAATTACAGAAGAGATTGAACACAAGAGTATGGAAGGTGTAGACGAAGAGTTTTTGGATGGTCCACCATGTCTAGCATCCATATCTAAATTATCTAGGAATGAAAACTTTGATGGCAAAGATAGGTTTATGTACAATTATCATGTCATGGTTAAGATGAAGTATCCTGATAATTGGCAACAGAAAGTTATGAATGCACCAGTAAAATATTTTGCTGGCGTACATGCAAACGCGTGGGATCAAAAGTTTTTAAATCAAAAAGTAAAATCATGGAACAGAAGTTCTAAAGGTTATACCTGCACACAAAGTCCGCTAAGTGAGAATTGTAAGAAAGGTATTTGTGTAAAGAAAAAGTTTGGAGTCTTGGCAGGATCAAAAGGTTCTTATCCTGTATTGACAAACCTAAAGAAGATAGATCTGGATCCAGAACCAGAGTACGAGTTTGATGTAACAAAACCAGACGGTATTGGTACAGCTACGGTTCATTGTAAAAATGTAGAGCATCTAAATGATCAGCGTAAAAGACGTAACTCAATATCAAAAGCTGCAGGATTTTTACCACCACTAATTAAGAATGATGAAGAGCAAACTGTTATGGATGCGTTGTATCAAACACAAAAAGTTGTACAGCCACCAGTAGGAACATCACCAAAAGAAAAACTACATGATGTTATACACGCAAAAATAAATGGACCAAAAGCTACAAGCGATGCTGCATTTAAAACTGGATCTGTATTGATAGAGGGTGAGTATGCATTTTTTAAATTTGATAAATTTTACGACAAACTAAAAGCAAAGAACTGGAAGTATAGCGAGGACAAGACAGGGCGTATGATGCAGGTATTGTATCAAGAATGTGAGATAGAATTTTTAGAACAAAAAAGATTTCCATCAAAAGAATCTGGTAAATACCATTCATCAACAAAGAATATAATACAGATAAACATAAAAACATTTGAAGAAGTGCCTATACATCACACTAAAACAAAACATAAAACGGATATAATATGATTAGTAGAAAATTATTTGGGCCCCCGGGAACAGGAAAAACAACTAAACTATTAAAGTATGTTAAAACATTTTTAAAACTAGGCACACCAATAGATAAGATAGGGTATTTTGCATTTACAACTAAAGCTGCGAACGAAGCTATTGATAGAATGTTAGAATACCACACAGCTTTTGAAAGAAAAGATCTCAAACATTTTAGAACTCTACACTCACTTGCTTTTAATCAACTTGGTATGAAGAAAGCGCAGGTCATGCAGGACGAACATTACGAAGACATAGGTAGAAAATTAGGTATAGAAGTTACAGTGTATTCTAATGGAGAAGAATCTACAGGATTCATAAATTCTGATAGTGAATATTTTAATTTAATAAATGCAGCTAGAATAAAAAATATTACTATTGAACAAGAATATAATACTGACATGTACTCACAAGAAATGGACAAAAGATTATTAAAAATTATTTGTGATGAAGTGCAAAATTACAAAGAATCATTTCAACTGGTAGATTTTACGGACATGATAGAAAAATTTATTGTGTCCAAATTGTGTCCAAAATTTGACGTAGCATTTGTTGATGAAGCACAGGATTTATCACCAATACAGTGGAAAATGTTCAATATTATCAAGGAAAATAGCAAATATGTTATACTGGCAGGGGACGATGATCAAGCAATTTATGGCTGGGCAGGTGCAGATGTAAAAAAATTTCAGCAAGAAATTTCAAAAAAAGACATAATTTTGCCACAATCTTACAGGGTTCCACAAAACGTACAGCACTTGGCAGACAAGATATTAAATTTAATTCCAGACGATAGAAGAGTAAAAAAAAATTGGAAAGCACGAGAAGAACAAGGAACTGTAAATTATATTTATGATACAGCAGATGCACCACTGGACCAGGGAACATGGCTAGTGTTGGCAAGATACAATGACAAATTAAATAGACTCAAGCCTACACTAAAAGAACGTGGTATATATTTTGAATTTAAGGATCGTAAAAGTTATAAGGTAACATTGTTTAGAACGATTCTAAACTACATACGATGGCAGAAGGGTGATGAGTTATCTTTATCTGAAGTTAAAGATATATTTGAATACACTAATACTAAAGAAGAATTAACAGAAGAAAGAATGTATAATCTCGAAGAATTTGGCTATGATAAAAACATACCCTGGTATGATGAGTTTACATCTGACTACGAAGAGTGTTTATACATAAGAGAAATGTTAAGTAATGGAGAAGAACTAAGAAAGAACCCACGAGTAAAATTATCTACAATACATTCTGCAAAAGGTGGTGAAGCAGATAATGTATTATTAATATTAGATAATACAAAAACAATACGAGATGCATTAGATAAAAGTTCTGACAAACAAGATGAAGAACACAGAGTATGGTATGTAGGTGTAACTCGTACAAAACAAAATCTATATATCATGGCAGCAAAAAAGGAGGACCAAGGTTATGACATCGAAAGTTTGGGATAAACAGCACGGCGGGAGCCACTATCAAAAATATAAAATACAGCCCAGTAAGTTTGTAGTAGAGAATGAATTGCTATATCCTGAAGGTTGTGCTATAAAATATATTATCAGACATCGTGATAAGGGAAAGAAACAGGATCTATTGAAAGCAATACACTTTATAGAAATGATTATCGAGAGGGATTACAGTGAAAATTCCTAAGTTTGAAGCACAAACTGAATGGGTAAAACCTACTGAGTTTCCAGACCTACGTAATGTAGATGAGATAGCGATTGACTTGGAAACAAAAGATCCAGACTTATTAAAGAAAGGATCTGGTTCTGTAATAGGTAATGGTGAAGTCATAGGTATTGCTGTTGCTACAAAATTTTACAAAGGTTATTTTCCTATTGCACATGAAGGCGGTGGCAACATGGACAGGAACAGAGTCTTGTTGTGGTTGAAAGACATACTTGAATCACAGTCTACAAAAGTATTTCACAATGCAATCTATGACGTTTGTTGGTTGCGGGCAATGGGATTTAAAATAAATGGTGACATAGCCTGCACTATGATTGCATCAGCATTAACAGATGAAAATAGATTTAGATACGATCTTAATAGTTTGTCATGGCATTACCTTGGTTATGGTAAGAACGAAGCTGCACTTGCAGAAGCTGCAGAAGAATGGGGTATAGATTCTAAATCAGAAATGTACAAATTACCTGCAATGCATGTAGGTGCATACGCAGAACGAGATGCTGAAGTAACATTAGGACTTTGGCAGGAGATGAAAAAAGAAATTATTAGTCAAGACCTGGAGGATATATTTGATTTAGAATCTGATTTGTTTCCGTGCCTGGTCGATATGAGATTCAAAGGTGTACGTGTAGATATAGAACGAGCTCACGCAATGAAGAAAGAATTAATCTCACAAGAAAAAAAATTATTACATAAAATAAAAGGTGAAACGAATATTGATACACAAATCTGGGCAGCTAGGTCTATTGCAAATGTATTTGATATATTAAGATTAGAGTATCCAACAACAGAAAAAACAGGGGCACCTTCATTTACAAAAAACTTTTTACAAGAACACAAACATCCTGTTGTAAATATGATTGCACAGGCAAGAGAAATAAACAAAGCACATACAACATTTTTAGATTCTATTTTACGTTACGAACATAACGGCAGAATACATGCAGAAATAAATCAATTACGTAACGCTGGGGGTGGCACGGTAACTGGTAGGTTTTCCTACCAGAATCCGAACTTACAGCAGATACCAGCTAGAAACAAAGATCTTGGTCCTAAGATAAGGTCATTATTTATACCCGAGGAAGGCCATACATGGGGTTGTTTTGACTATTCTCAGCAAGAGCCTAGGCTAGTAGTGCATTATGCTTCTTTGTATAAATTACCGTCTGTATACGACGTTGTAGATTCTTATAGCAATGACTCTAGTGCAGACTTTCACCAGACTGTTGCAGATATGGCTGACATACCTAGATCACAGGCAAAAGTAATTAACCTTGGATTGTTCTACGGCATGGGTAAAGCAAAATTGCAAGCAGAATTAGGGGTAACAAAGGACAAAGCTGCTGACCTATTTAATACATACCATTCTCGTGTACCATTTGTAAAACAACTTATGGACAAAGCATCTAACAGAGCACAGGATCGTGGACAGATACGAACATTGCTGGGTAGACTATGCAGGTTTCACCTGTGGGAGCCTAACAGTTTTGGTATGCATAAAGCCATGACTCACGAAGATGCACTCAGGGAACATGGACCGGGGATTAAGAGAGCATACACATACAAAGCTCTTAATAAATTAATACAAGGATCAGCTGCTGACATGACTAAAAAAGCAATGTTAGAACTATATAAAGAAGGTATTGTACCACATATACAAATACATGATGAATTAGATATATCTGTAAAAGATGAATCACATGCAAAAAAAATTATTGATGTGATGGAAAATGCTGTTACACTAGAGGTCCCTAACAAAGTTGATTATGAACACGGGGACAACTGGGGTGAGATACATGGGTAATTATTATGGCTTATTTAAATGCAAACATACCGGTGACTTATGCTCAGATAAGGAGGGAATATTTATATGACTTACAAAAACATCATGGCGAAGTTGAAGACTGCATTATCTTTGGCCTTAGCGCAATTACAGGTCGTTCGATCTTATTCCATGCCATTATGGAAAACGGCGCAATCTTTTACCGCCTCCCAATTAGCGCGTTTATTCAACGTGGTTTCGAAGCAAAAGAAGTACCAAAAAGAAGACTTGATGAGCTACAGCTCTGGAATTGTTTTAGCTACTATCCTTCTGTTCATTCTTTTGATATTTTAGACGGGCAGGCTGGAAAATACATAGGTAAAGATAAGAAATGGCATCACGGTAAATATCTATTTACCGTTGACTTTGCACACCCAGAGTCTAATATACTTGATACAGATCATTCTGAGATACCGCACGAACACAAGTGCGCTCACATAATTGCCTTAGATGATGGTAATTTTGCAGCACAACCAAATAACAGATGCATATGGGATATACCTTCTTTCACAGTGAAAGATAATATTCCTGATTGGAAGGTGCAAACAAATGAGTGGAATGTAGAAGACACAAGTCAGTGGAGAACAGAAGACACAGACAAATTCTTTTACGAAATTGAGGAAAAGAAAAAATGATTGGAGGTTGTTATGAATTACAGATTCACAGCTATACTAATAATTTTATTGTGTTTATTAGCAGTTTTTGTAAGACCACCACAACCATTGAAAATTGAGACAAAAGATATTATACTCCCGTTACCAAAACCAAAAATAAATGAGTAAGAAACCTTTAACAATATCTGAATCCGCTGCCGTGCAAATGCCAATGAAGACGGTTGCTTCTCTGATTATAATTGTTGCCCTTGGCACTATGGGCTACTTTCAAATGGTTGAAAGATTAAACATTGCTGACACTAAAATTAAAATAATGGAACAGGATGTTGAACAGAACACAGAGTTTAGAATCAAATGGCCACGTGGTCAAATGGGTTCACTGCCCGCCGATTCTGAACAGTATATGATGTTGGAAGATATTTATAAAACTTTAGATCGTATAACAAAACACATAGACGACATGGCTCTAAATAAAGTCAACATAGAATTTTTAACAAAACAAATGGACAAGGTTTTATCTGATATTGAAAAATTAAAAGATGCAAACAGGGATATTAAATACAATGGCAACGGGAAGAATCACTAGAAAAGTTTTAGACTATATAGCTGAAATGAATAGAACAGCAAAACAAATGAAATATGTAAAAGAATTAAAAAAATCTGTAGAACATGGTAAAAATGGAACACAGAAATATGTTGTTAAAGAAGGTGAGAACAAAGGTAAGGTAGTATGATCGAGACTGTATTTGCCCTGCTGATGTTTTGGGACGGAGAGATCAAGGAGCATCGTATACAAAAGTCGATGGCCGATTGCCTTCGGGCCCGTCGTATCGCGGAGAGGGAGTTTAACCCAAATATATCTTACAAGTGTATACGTAGCGAGGCAGAGACAGAGATCTACATGGGTGAGAAATCAATCAAAAAATTACACCTCAAATGAAAATACATACTGAAATAGTTAATGGTATATGTCCGCAATGTGAGGAATTAACAATGTTAGTTGGCGTAACTAGAACTTTTTACAGATGCATGTCATGTGGTGCAGATCTAGAACAACATGTTAATGGTAAAATAGCATATGTTCCTGTAATTCCTAACGTAGATAAATTGAAAGAATTTTTAAATGGCGAGAAAATCTAAAGGTTTATACGCAAAGGTTGCACACATACCTATATTTCACAAAACGTCGATTGGGCGTAATCCTAGCAAGGCAAAAATGAACAAGCACCGCCGGCGTAGTTTCAAAAAATACCGGGGCCAGGGAAAATAAGGGTTGACAATATTTTATAGGATATTATATTACCCGTATGAAAGATAAAATAATAACAATAAAACCAAAAAATATAACACAAAAACAATGGTCTATATTTTTATTAGAGTTAAATCTAATTAAGAAAGCCTGGAAAAGATACGGCGTAGATGTGCAAATGTCTGCACCAGGTTTAAAAAGAATTGTAGATTGGGGCACTAAACGTTATGGAACTGATCATTCTGAATGATGGCCTGTATCAATTGATACCCGTCACAAAAGAGATTATGGAAGGTATTGCCATAACTTCTGAGATAGATTGTTTTGATTTGTGTGAGATACTCAGATTAAAACTAACAGGATATGTAGATACTTTAAATTTACATATGATGAACGATGGCAGTGGTGCCATGGTTGGTTGTATGTGTAGATAAAATTTACCCCGGTGAGTAGGCGTCGATACAAATGCTTCGCGCTAAGTCACTCACGTTAGCTATAACCTGCAAGGGTAGCGACCAAAGCCGGCCGGTGTACAGTACAGTGCACACAGATCTGTACACCGCGTATGAATTAAATAGATTCTATGGGTGCACAAGTAAATTTAATATAGATCTGGTGTTTGTTAACGTCTAATCTACCAACCTCTTCCATTTTATTTATAGATTCTTTGTAACCAAACATCATGCAATCATACGTAGAATCAAAATGTTGTGGCCACTCATATCCGGGCATACATATACCTTCTGTATAGCTGCACATTATTAAGGTTAGTAAAAATTTCATTTGACACCTATTGTATATTATGAGATAAATCCTATATTTAAATCTAAGAAAGGAGTATAAGGTTTATGACTGATATAAGCAAATATAAAAATGTATCACTGCCAAAAGATACATATAATAAAATAGATAAGATAAGGAAAGTTATTGTACCTGAGATGACAATTAGTAGATCTCAAACGATAACATTATTAGTAAATGAGAAAGAGAAGAAGTTAAATGGCAGACTCAAAAAAGCGTAAAGTAATCTGTTCTGTTTGTAATGGAAATGGTTTTGTCCGAGTCCCGTACAAACAGGCCAGGGAAGAACAATGGGCTGATTGCAATTTTTGCAATAGTCAAGGTGAAATAGAGGAGGGAGACGATGATACTGTTCGGAAAGTGGAGCATTAATAATAAAAAATGGAAACAAGACTTAGCAGTGTGGAGTTTGTATTATAGAACTGAAATAGTTTTAACCACAGCAGGATTTATTGTTGGTCTAATTGTTGGCTTAATTATATGATTAGTCAAAGTGACATAGCTTATATCGCCGGTCTTTTTGATGGTGAGGGTAGCATTTATTTTGCTAAACGAATCGAAAAGAAAAAGAAACACAAAGGCAAAGGCTATCGAACTTCTATGTCCCAGCGTATTAGTATGGAGATAACCATGACAGATGAGTCTGTTGTGCGTTGGGTCCACGAAGTATTGGGTGTCGGAACTGTTGTAAAAAAACCTAGAAAAGGTAGACGAAAAGACGGCACTAAATATTTGATGCAATACAAATGGCGTTGTACTTTTAGACAGGCATACTATGTTTGTTGTTTAATTTGGCCTTACTCACACACTAAATTACCTAAAATAAATCAGATACTTGAACATTATAAGGACAATGAAAAGATGATTAATGGTAAGGTAGTTGATCTTAAAAAATATAAACAATTAATGAGTTTAGAATGAAAAAAGAACGAGGTAAAAAATGGGATGGAAAGTCAAGGGTTTCCAACGATTTGTATCGTAAAAGATATAATGAAATATTTAAAAAAGTAACTGACGATAATGCTGAAAAATTTGTTCACGGACAAAAGAAAGAGAAGACTTTACATGAAGAACTTATGGAAGGTTATGAAAAAGAAAAGAAGATGGATTTAGAATGAAAGACATAGGATACATTATGATTTATGCACTGATTATATTATGGCTGACAGGCTGTAGTGCTAAATTAGATAGTTTTGATCCAGCGACTTCTACGTTAAGATGGATAATAACTAATGAAACTAAATAAAAAATTTATCTACCCGTCATCAACAAGATCATTGATTGATGGTAAACGACACTACGATATAAGTAACGAGAAATTACCGAGTGTTACGACTATATTACAGGCAACACAGTCAGAAGAAAAACGTAAAAAACTAGAGGAGTGGCGTGCTAGGATGGGAGCGCAACGAGCAGATAGAGTTAGAGATATATCTGCTATGCGGGGTACCTCTATGCACACGTATCTAGAGGGATACATCACAAATCAACGGCATTTAGATCTTACAGCTTTGGGCCAGGAAGCAGGGCGCATGGCTGATGTGGTCATTCGATCGGGGCTCGGGGACCTGGAAGAGGTATGGGGCACTGAAGTAACCTTGTACTATCCTGGACTATACGCTGGTGCTACTGATGTTGTAGGAATTTATAATGGGCGCGAAAGTATAATAGACTTTAAACAGACTAACAAGCCTAAACAACGTGAATGGATTGATGATTATTTTACCCAGCTAGCAGCTTACGCTATGGCCCACAACTATGTGTATGACACTAAGATACAGTCTGGAATTATTCTAATGTGTAGTAAAGATGGCTTTTTTCAGAAGTTTGAAGTGCTTGACCAAGAATTTCAGGGCTATATGCACACATTCTTGAAGAAGGTTGACCAGTATTATGCAAATTGTACCAAGAATAAAAAGGGCCAGGATACAAAAAATGATCAAAAAGTATAGGAAATCATAGGCTAATTTGCTCATGTACCGATTGTATACACTTTTCTGTATAAAAATAAAAAAAATTTTTTTATTTTTTTTAAACCCTGGTACAATTGGTACAATTGTTAAAAAAGCTAGTAATACCAACGAAATAGGGGGTCGCGCGCATGATTTTTTATATTTATTTATTACTTATACAAAAAGGGGTATACAGAATTTCATGAAACGTCCCAAAAAATCTAAATATAAGTCTGTTGTAATCAAGAAGAAGCGATACTACTTCTACGAGATAACTTGGATTGATCCGACAGGCGATTCGGGGCATGCCACACATTTTGATTCATATGGTTTAGTGCCATCTACAATGATTACTCACGCTTACCTGTTTGATAAAAATAAAAAATATATTTGGACTTTTGCATCTTATGAAAAAGGCGATGAGTTATTTTCAGACCGTAATGTATTTCCGAGAGGTTGTGTACTAAAAATGGAGAAGGTTACTCTTTAATAAGTTTAGTATCTGTAATTCTTTGTTCGTTTAATTCTTTAAGTCTTTTTATTTCAGCCTCTCGTTCTTTTAAATCAGTTGCACTAATATTTACATTGTAATTAGTTTCACTAAACTGCCCTGTAGCTTTGCCAATTAAAGTTTCAAATCCTAATGCCTTATCTATTTTACCATCATCAACCAGCTTTTGTGACAACACTTGTTGTCTTCTAACATAGTTGTGTTTGGTAACAGCAAAACCTCTATTAACCTCAGCAGATCTTTTTGCGATGTACGCCTGGATTTTAGGATTTTTTAATAGCCTCCAAGCTTCTTGTTTAGCACCTACTTCGGAGTATCCAGCTTTAATAGCAGCGTCTTGATGAGTAGTTCTGCCTTCATTGAATATTAAATACTCGCAGAATCTTCTTTGCATAGCTGTAAGGCCATCAGATTCTGTTATATTTGCTGCCTCTTTTTTGACTAATTCTTGGCTCATACTTGCAATATATATGTATATGGGATATATATCAACCTACTTATGGTGTTAGGTAGAACGTTACAGAAAGCATTAGATAAATTTTTTAAGTCCCCTGTAGTGCAAGATTCTAGGTGTCAAGTGCTATTACCAAACGGAGAATTTTTAGATCTTACTGGTGTAAAACTTCTTGAAAATAAAATTATTGGTAGTAAAGAAACACACAGGTTAGTATTTCTTTGTGAAAAATCGAAAAGAGAAATGGGTAAAGTAATCCGAGTAGTTTAGTCCGAGGTAAGCAACCTGAAACCAGAGGCTAAATTATATAATGATCTTAAAAAAAATATTAGAAGCATATCGTGGATTAGGCTTGAAAACCGTAGTTTACTCGGTACTCCCGATCTATTGGGTTATTCTCCTAACGAGCACTTTTTTACATTGGAGTTAAAGTTTACATCTGCTTACCGAGTACGCTTTTCACCCCACCAAATTAGCTTCCATGTGAAGCATCCACAGAACAGCTTTATTCTTGTTGCTTGCACCTTGGAGCTTGGGACCTGCCGCTTGTACCCTGGCTCGAAGATTCTGGAGCTTGTGCACTCTGGCTTGAAGCTTGAACCCTTGGCTCTGGGGTGGGATGCTTGTCGCCTCCAGCTTGAGAGCTTGTAAGCTTGCGACCCTGCTTCCTGAGCGCCGCGTAATATTTTGGGTGTCTAAATACCATTAGTGTTTACCATAACAGACGTTAGGTGTTGACCTGTCCCAGCACGCGCGACAGCTGCCGCACTCGTTGCCCTGATCTGGGGCCGGGCAAGTACGCTTGTTGTCCTGGCTGGATACAGTCGAAGTCCATGGCCATTGCTTCACGGGTCCCTGGTTTATCATGTGTGAACTCATTCTAATGATTAAATTTGGCGGAACTGTGTCTGGATCAATATCTTTTAAAAATTGCGCTTCTCTAGTTGGCATCCAGTGCTGGGTCTGGGGTGTACGCTTGCACACTATAAAAATATTTTTTAGATGCTCCAGACTCTGGATGTCTCCTGAGTCATGCCATCTAAACCAGTCCTGGTCCTTGATCAGTGTTACCATCGCATCAACCCAACGCGGGTCCTCCAACGCTTGCAGCCTTCGCTGCAATGCTGCTTGTACATTCTTGAATCTATATCTCCCCTTCAGGGCATAACAGCCAGCGCAGACGCTGCCTGGTATCTTCACCAGCTTCGCGCCAGTCTTACACGCCACGGCCGGCAGGTTGTGAGCTGGTCCTGGCATCTTCGACGGCTTCGACAGCCCGCCAGTTATTTTCCTTGCTTCTTTTTTTAACATAATATCCTCCTATAAATTCCTATATCATCTGGCTTGTAACCTGTCAAGCTTGTAAGCTCGAGCCCTGAAGCTTGGACCCACACAGGCGGGCCCACCCCAGCGGGGCAGGTGCAGAGCACCTCACAACCCGCCGGAATTTTGTTAATCGAGCAATACATAATATTGATCGGTAAAATGTTTCTGGAACCAGTCCAGGCCTTTGCGCATCAGCTGCGCGTCACCTGTTACTTCAGCGCCCTTAATCACATCATACACAGCTACAGCGTATCTGGGCAGCTGGCAGGTCTGGCCGCTGTAAGGATTAGTTACAGTCTCCAGAGCGTGCTTAGACTTTGGGTCCTCCAGCATTATTTTAAATGGTAGTTTCATATATCCTCCTGGATTTGTTATATCCTATAAGATCCCAGAACTCAAGAAAAAAATTAAAATAATTTTCTTGACAGCTTGTAGCTTGTAGACTATGGGCGGGCCCACCCGCTTGAAGCTTGTAAACTATGGGCGGGCCCACCCAAAAAAAAGAAAAAATTTTTTTCAACCCTAGATTGTAGACATAACAATACAATCTAGGGTTGTTCATCAAGGACAGATGAAACTATAAATTTGGTTGAGTTTGATTTCTATATTCTTGTTCAGAAATATTAATCTGTCTACCACTAACCATATTATACCAAAAATAAGTTGAAGTATAATTTCCATTATCATACCTATAACTTCTTCTTTTATTCCACGCATTTTCTTCTTTTAAAGTTATTGGTTCGTGAAGTCTGCCACTAATTTGATCTACTGCTCTATCCATAAAATCTCTCGCCCAATCATCATAACAATTCAATGAGCAAAAATTTCCATTTCCATAGTAGAAAGTACTTCTTCTTCTTGTTTGATTAACTCGGTTATCTTTTGAACCTCGTTTCCTGTCCTTTGTGTCATAAGTATGGCATTTATGACTTTGGCAATATTTTAGTGCCATATCTGTCCTCGCTTTCTTTTTTGAACTTGGGTTGACTATTCTACACTAGAACTACCTTTCAACCCAAAGTTGTTAATTGATATATGTTTTTTTACAATATATAGAAATTAATATAATATCCCATTGACAATTAGTCAAGAATAAAATATAAATTTTTTTATGTCATTAACCAATAAAAACAGAAAGCGAGGATAAGATGGCTAGAATACGACTAAACAACGAGTATCGAAATAAAATTGCAAACAGAATAAAAATTCACTTGCAACAAGAAGATACCCAAGAAAAAAGAAAATACGACAAACTGAAAGCCGACCAAATTGATATCAATGATATGGCGTGGTCAGTTGCAGAAAAAATAGTAAGACGACATTATACAGAAGAAGATGTTGAGAAAGCTTACTATCTTCAAAATAAGTTTGAAAATGTTTCGACTATTGCAAAAGATAGTTGTTTCCATTTTCATTATCAAGGCGAGGTCGAAACAAAAGACTATGACGGAAATGTTAAGATTGAAAAAAAACCAATCGAAAAACATTTTGATTTTAGATTAAATGGTTCTATTGATGAGAGTAGCAATTCTTCTTATTCACATGATAGTCAATATGCTTTCGCTTTGTATCGAGATGAAATCAATGCGCAGGACGATTGCAACGCAGATATTTTAATCGAGCAAAAAGATAAAGACGACAATCCACATAAAAGAAAGTTTGTTGAGAATAACGAAAAATACCTTGGGTTAAGTGGTGGTCGAGATAATGAAACCAAATATGGTCTAGAATGGAATGAAAAATACCAATTAGATTTAATTGGCAGAGATTATTGTAGAGATCGTTCTATTGCTTGTTCAGAGGATGAGTTCAAGTTTTTAATAACTTGGAAACAACAAAAAGCACAATTTGTTTTATCTCACGAAAAATGGATAGAAAGCGTTTTAAAACAAATGAAAGAAATCAAGCTTGGTCTAAAAGGTTATAAGTGGCTAGATGAGGGAATTGAACTAGCAAACGAACTTGGTTTAGATGTTAAAGACCACGAAATAATAAGAACAAATTCTAGTGGTTTGGTAATTTACAATCCTAAAAATCTTGCAGAAAGAATCAAGGGAATGAAAAACACCGAAAAAACTAGAGAACAAAAGATAGCAGAACGTGTTGCATATATGCAACAACAACAAAATAATTCTGATAACTTGAATTAATTTGTTGCAATTCGTTATGGGATAAATTATATTTATCCCATAACATTAAGTTATAGAAAGTAGGAAAAATGATAGATAATAAACCCTTTGTTATTACTTACTATTCAGCAAGTGATAAAAAGACAATAACAAGAAATGCATTATGGACAGATAAATGCAGATATTGGTTATCAAAAAATGGTCGAATGTTAATGACCTATTTTGATGTAGACGCAGATGGATATAGAACTGCGTCAGATAGTTGGAGTATAAAGTTATGAGTGAACTAAACGAAAAACAATTTTTTATAATCAGTAAAGAAAAATACATTGGTTATAGAATATATGACAGCAAGTCTTATGACCTAACAACAGCAGTTAGAAAGTTGATAGCATTAGATGAGTTGAAAGATAATAAAGATACTTCATATCACTTACAAGAAGTAAGTTTTTCAAAGTTTGACAAACCTTTTAAACTTACAAAAGAAATGGAAGTGAAGAAGAAGAATGGAGAGGACATTAGTCTAGACGATATGCCTTTCTAATCCTACTTGGGTTGCGTGGTGATACTAGTGCAATCACGCAACCCATAAAATCCCATAAGGGTATGCAAAAACTGCATTGCACTTTTTGCATAGTGTGTCGCGATAGAGGTACCACTACATATAGATTTTTTGCTTGAAAATTATGGGAGGGCCCACCCAAAGCACACAAAGGGGTCCCAAACGTACACATATATGTAAGATTTAGACTCTTATAGACTAACTTTCAAAATTGGGTTATAAAAAATTTATTACAAAAAATTTTATGGAAAATTTTTCAGGATTGACTCCAGAAGAGAAAGCACGACTT